TGAGATAGGTTTCCTTCCAGGAAGTCACGATGACAAGGCATCTCTTTATCAAATTCCTTATAAGAATATGGTAAAGTATATGTTCCAGATGCCGAGTGATGCTGACTTTGAGATGCTCTATGGAAATCTCAAGGCACAAGAGACTATTAGTTTTTGGAGTACTTCTTTTATTCGTGGTACAACACTTGATAATTGTATTATTATTGTTGATGAGCTTGAAAATCTAAATTTCCACGAATTGGATTCTATCATTACTCGTGTTGGTGAAAATACTAAAATTCTTTTCTGTGGTGATGTTTCTCAAAGTGATTTGATTCGTCAAAATGAAAAGAATGGGGTAGTCGATTTTATGAAAATTCTTCGTCAAATGCCTTCGTTTGATATTATTGAATTTGAAGTTGCAGATGTAATTCGTAGTGGTTTGATTAAAGAATACATTATTACAAAAATGGAACTTGGTTTATGACTTTTAATCATATTGATGTATGTCTTCCTTCATTAGAAAGGGAAACAATTGATAGTGTAAGATATTACTCCATTCCCGATAATGGGGAACTACTTAAAATGGTTTCCATTACTTCTATTACAAGCCATTTTAATAAAGAAATCTTTGTAAAGTGGAGAAAAAAAGTTGGCGATGTGGAGGCTGATAAAATCACAAAGCAAGCTACAAGTCGTGGAACTGATATGCACACTTTGGTTGAGAATTATCTTTACAATAAATCTCTTCCTGAAGTTCAACCATTATCAAATGTTCTATTTAAGATTGCTAAAAAGGAACTTAATAAGATTGATAATATTCACTGCTTAGAAGGTGCTTTGTATAGTAAGCACCTTGGTGTAGCAGGAACAACGGACTGTATCGGTGAGCACGAAGGGGAACTTTCTGTAGTTGACTTTAAAACTTCCAAAAAACCAAAACCACGAGATTGGATTGAAAATTACTTTGTTCAGGCGATGTTTTATGGTATGGCGTATTATGAAATGACTGGAACTCCTATCAAAAAACTAGTCATCATTATGGCGTGTGAAAGTGGAGAGTGTGTTCTTTATGAAGAAAGAGATTTGAAAAAATATATGAAACTTGTGGTCCAATATATTAAAAAATTTGTGAATGACCGTTTGGGAGTTATGTCTAAATAAAAAAGGTATATGCCTTTATTGACTAAAATCTATTTTTGTTTTATAATAACTACTATATTGAATGGTGAATGTGTAGTTTATGAAGAATACGATAAATAAAAATATATCAAATTACTCATCAAATATATTAGAGACTTTGTTAGAGATAAACTTCAAACCTATGAATGAAGAAATTAAAGAAGAATTAAATGCTAAATTTTTGTGTCCGCAAAAGTTCGCACAAGAAATTGAAGATATTGTAAAAAACACACAGGTCAATTATATTGATGCAATTGTAACATATTGCGAAGTTCAAAATATTGAACTTGATACCATATCAAAACTTGTTTCAAAACCACTTAAAGAAAAAATTAAGTGCGATGCTACTGAACTTAATTTTTTAAAGAAAACCACAAAAGCAAAACTGCCTCTGTGACTGATTTTGAAGTATATAAAACTTACTTAGCATTTAAAAATCATTTTACAAAAAAAACCTACGATTATCATAAGTATTGTGGAAGAAGTCGTGCATCAAAAGAAAGTTTTTATAAAAGAAAAGATCGATATTTTTTCGAAAGAATTTCGAGACAAAAAAAAGACGAAGAAGTCAAAGCATATTTTGTAGCAAATTTTGTAGAATGTAATGACCCAGAACGACTTTGGATAGGAGACATTATCCGTGAAGGTGAAGACGTATATAAGGAATGGTTAAAGAAGACACAAAGCTTGTCTTATTTGTTTAAATCTGAAACTGAAAGTTTTATGAATAAAAAAAACTTTGAATCTTTATTTGATTGTAAAACTGGAAATCACCCAGAAATACTGAAAAAATATTTACAAAAAAGTATTACCATAGAAACAATTACAATATTAGATATATTATTAAATTTTGTTAAAGATTTTGATAAAAAACTTACTGATCCAATTTGGAATTATGTAAGTTTGAGAATTTTTAAATATAAACCTTTTCTAAATATTGATGTATCAAAGTATAAAACTATACTTAAAGAGGTTATATTATGAGTAAGTTTTTTGACTCGGATTTAGTTAGAAACGATATGAAAGAACTTGAAAATATGCAGAAAAAACTTTATCAAGAAATGATGTACGTTCCTTTTTATGATAAGGAACAAAAAAGGGGACATTTAATTTTGATGAAAGACTTTTTAGAAAAACAAAAACTTTTTATTTTTAGACTTTCACTTTCAGATGACCCAGAAGCAATAGAAATGAAAGAAAATATGCTCGATTCTGTTGAGTTTCTTGGATTTGATAAAAAGAAAGGATTTGATTCTTTTTTTAAAATGATGGAAAGAACTATTAATGGACTTGAAAAAACACTTGACGATTGAAGGTGTATCTGCTATAATAAATAGGTCCAATATATCCTAATACAATTAATACGGAGAATATATGAGTTTTCAAGATCTTAAAAAGCAATCAAAGATGGGTTCTTTAACCGAGAAACTTATCAAACAAGTTGAAAAACTAAATGAAACTGGTTCTAAAGATGATAATCGTTTTTGGAAACCTGCGATGGATAAAGGTGGTACTGGTTCTGCTGTAATTCGTTTTCTTCCTGCTCCTTCTGGTTGTGAATTACCTTGGGCACAGGTTTGGTCTCACGCATTTCAAGGACCTGGTGGTTGGTTGATTGATAATTGTTTAACTACTAATAAAGGGCAATGTCCGGTTTGTGAAGCAAATCGTGAGTTATGGAATACTGGAAGTAAAGATAATCAAAATATAGTTCGTGATCGTAAACGTAAACTTTCTTATTACGCAAACATATATGTCGTAAAGGATCCTGTTGCACCTGAAAATGAAGGTAAAGTGCTTCTTTATAAGTTTGGTAAGAAAGTATTTGATAAAATTATGGCTGCGATGAAGCCAGAGTTTGACGATGAGAAACCCATTAATGCATTTGATTTTTGGGAAGGTGCAAACTTCAAACTGAAACTTCGTAAAGTGGAAGGTTATTGGAACTATGATAAGTCTGAGTTTGCTGAACCCTGTCCACTTTTAGATAATGATGATGAACTAGAAACCATCTATAAATCACTTAATGATCTAAATGAATTTACAGATGAGAAAAACTTTAAGCCTTATGTGGATTTAAAGAAGCGTTTGGATTCTGTTCTTGGAACTAAAACTGCAACAAAACGCCAAGACCCAGAAACTATTGATGAAGAAGAAGAGTTCGAACCCACAGTAAAAACTACTTCGTCCTCAAAATCTAGTCCTGTCGATGAAGATGAAGATGATACCTTATCATACTTTCAAAAATTAGCTGAAAGTTGATTTCTAAAATTAACTTTTAATTACCTTATCCCTCGAGAAAAATTTCGGGGGATTTTTTTTGTCTGTAAGGTTTTTATACTCCAGTTAATCTTGGATTATATGTTGATTTTGATGATTGACTAAGGTAATTAGAAGAACGATCATATTTCATAATATTTTTTAAATCGCTTACCATTACTGATATATACTCGGGCCTTATTAATCTAATTTGTCTTTTTTCTTCATTTATTTTTACTTCATATTCATAATTTGTGATTGGTTGTGTGGGATTTGTAGTTATTAAACTATAATCAGTTTTTGCGTATGTAACTTGAAAATTTGAATCAACTTTTAATCCTGCGGGAACTATAAGTCTTTTGAAATCATCTAAAATTTGAATAGTTTCATAATGATGAATATTTGCTATATTTCCATCAGATCCATATTTGTCTAACATATAATTATATAAATCTTGATTACTTAATGGCCATTGCTCTCTTACGTTTGTGATATTATTTGTGTGTAAAACTATCCAATCTAGTTCTGGATTTTCATAAACTTTACTTGCGACTTGTTCTGGTCTTTCGTTATCTGTAATTTGATAATAAACAAAAGCAGTAATAACATTTATGATATCACTTCTAATTGCTGCTCTTTTGAAAATATTTTTAACAGTAATATAATTCTCATTTGAATTTGAATTCGTCAAACGAGAAAGATATTGTAAATTTGGTAATTCTTTGAAGTATCCCATTTTTAATAACCTACATCGTCGTCTTGTACTGAATCCAAATCACTAGTTCTTGTGCTGAATATATCTGTTTTATAGTCAGTATTATAAATTGGTTCAAGTTCTGAAAATTGCATCGCCATAGTTAAAGTGACTGGTTGTCCTTCATCATAAGCAGCCCAATTTCCTTCTGGTGCATAATTTACAGAAAATCCAGTCAAGGCACAAACTTTAAATTTATTTAATCCTGAAATGGGTTTATCTTTTCCTGTTTTGTATCTAAGTTTAAATACATTTGGTGTTCCAAGAAAAAATGATGCTTGACCTGCTTGACCGGTTTGTTTTCTTGGAGCCATACCTTGCTTGAAAAAACGAATAATTCTTTTTACATTTCTTGCTTCTTCTTTACTTCTTGGGCTCATACGATAAGAAAATGAAAATTGACGAAGTTCTGGACTATTAAATAAAAGTTCCAAGTTTGAGTTTGGTATAATACCAAAACCTCTTGCTAAAATGCTTTCTGGTGATACTTCATATCCTGCCATTTTAAGAATTTGTGATGCAAATGCAGATGCTGCTGTACCTTTTGCAGCAGCACTATCTGCTGCTGCACTCAATACGTCTATCTGCAATTTTGCAGCCATAGCAAGTTTCGCTCCTTGCAATACTCCTGCTCCAATAACAGCACCACCAACACCACCAACACCAGCAGCAGTTGCATATCCTCCCATATCGTTCATTAACTTTCCAGTTGCACCTGCGGTTAATGAATTCATTTGGTCTGCTCCCCAAGAAACATTATTACCATCAGACACGCCATTTGGAATTGGTAAAACGCTTGTCCCAATCAACTCGGACAATGCACTATTTCTTTGTATATTTTCTTGAATTACTTTTGTTGGGTTCTTAAATATACTTTCTGCTCCTGTTGGTTTATATCTAAATTGTGAAATTTCCAATCTATCTTGTTGTGATGTAATCATATCAATTGGATATATGAGAAGTTTTGGATTACCAAATAATCTGTTTTCATTTACATCATTGAAAGCATCTCCAGAAACATCAAAGGGTGTTAATGCACCGATTGGGTCCGTACCAATTTCTATAATAGCTTTTACAATATTACCAATTTGTTGAAGTGTACTTGGTGCAGTTGGTGATATTACTCCTCCTATCCCAGTATCTTGTGAACCTGTTTTATTTACTATAAACCCAGGAAGAATTCCAGTTCCACTTATATTTTTTGCATTTGTAATTGAATTAATTACTTTATCGTGTACTGTTATTCTTTGTTTTGAGTCTGATATTACACCAATTCCAGTAATACTCCATACTCCATTTGTATAAATCTCGGTTTTTCCTGTTACTGCACCATTAAAATAAACTATTTTATAAAGCTTTGTATTTCCATTAGTTGGGTCATAAGTAAGCTGTATTTTTTCTTCTTGCCCCGGAAGTGAGAAGACTGGTGGTGGTATTGGGTGAAAGTCATTACTTACTGCTTTTTCAGCCATTTATGGTGCCGATTGGTTATCTGGATAATCCCAAACTCTGGATTTGAATACTGGTTGTCCTCTTTTATCAACAAATCTTTCGGTTGGAAGTAAAGATACTTCTCTCCACTCACTTTCAGGGACCTTGAAAAAATTACTACTCACACCAGAAAAAAGATAATTATGTAATGTTTTTCTTGGTGCATTCACGTTTCCTGCTTTATTTATGTATGAAGCAGCAACACCTCCACGATATTGTGGATTTAGATAATGAAGATTGGAACCAAAAAATAATCCTTGTCTTGGATTTACATTTATAATATAAGTTAATGGTTGTCTATCCCAGAATAGATATTTTTGTGGATATTTTGCAGAATACATAAAAAACACCAAATCACCAGGAATAATAAAATCAGTATCAATTTGATTTATATCTTTTTCTTGATTTGATAGTTCATTCATCAAGGCATTCGTATACCAAGATGCAGAACGAAATTTTTTACCTGCTTCTTTAAGTATTTTATCGGCAATCATATTTGAATGCCCAAATCACGTTCGGTAAAAATACGAAATTCCCAGTTTCTATCTTTACAATATTCACGACAAGCTTCCCATTTTGCTTGATTTACTACCCAAGTTTTAACTGCATATGCCCAAGATTTTGTTCGGTTTGGTGGATTTGTGGGTGGTTCTTTTAAATCTTTAGCTGGTTTAATTTCTACAACTACTATTCTTATATTTCCGTCTTTATCTTTATATTTCAGTTTCATATCTGGAAAATATCTATGTACTTTTTTGTCTACTGGTGATACATAAGGAACCCAAAATTCTTCACTTTGATATGAAATTATATTTTCAGTCAAATCACAATAATGAAACATTTTGAGTTCATAAGAACTACGGTATATAATATTTGTTGGGTCTCCATTATATTTTTCTGGATGCTTTGGTTTGAACTTTCCCTGTTTGTAATTTTTATTTGCAGACATACATATAATATAACAATTCCATCAACATATTTAGATGGCTACTGCTCCAAAAAAAGGAAAACCAGATATAGGTCCATTATACATTAGAATGACTACCCCATCACCGGATGGGTCACTTCCAGGTGCAAGGGATATATTTGGAAAACTTTCAGTTACAAGTCAATTTAAAGTATCTCTTCATCTTACTAATTATGATAGGGATTTGATGGGTTGGTTATCGACTTGTGGATTAACTAATGATGTAAGAACCGCAAATACATTTGATTTTTTTTGTAGCGAAACTGCACTTCCTGGTGCAACATTTGATATGGCTGAAGAAAGTGGAAGCCGTCAAGGAATTATAGAAAGATTTCCAACAAGAAGAATATATCCAGATTTTACGATGACTTTTTATGTTGATTATGATTATAAAATAATTCGTTTATTTGAAGAATGGATGAATTATATTAATCCAATTTATAATTCATCTGGTATTGTTTCTGCAGATGCAACCGGACAAGGAAATGCAAAAGATAGTCAAGATTTTTTTAGATTTAAATATCCAGATACTTATAAAAGAATTATTTCTGTAACTAAATTTGAAAGGGACTTTTTGGAAAATCCAAATGAACCAGGTGGTCCAACAATTACACAACCCACAATAACTTATAGAATGATCGACTCATTTCCTACAAATATTACAGCACTTCCATTATCTTATGAAGGAAGTACGATTACAAAAACGACAGTTTCTTTTAGTTATGCAAGATACCTAATTGAAAAAAATAATGGTTCTAGGAAATAATAAATAACATTACTGAAGATATATAAAATGACCCTGCCTAAGATTTCAACACCACAATATGAATTGATTTTACCATCAACAGGAAAATCAGTTAAATATCGTCCATTTCTCGTAAAAGAAGAAAAAATATTACTTTTAGCACTTGAAAGTCAAGATACAAAACAGATTACAAATGCAATTAAGCAAGTATTAAAGGATTGTATTTTAACTAGATCAATTAAAGTAGAAGAACTACCTACTTTTGATATTGAATATATTTTCTTGAATATTCGTGGTAAATCTGTTGGAGAAAGTGTTGATTTGATTATTACTTGTAGTGATGATGGAGTAACCGAAGTTCCTGTAAAAATTTATATTGATGAAATACAAGTTCAAAGAAATGAAAAGCACACAACCGATATTCGTCTTGATGATAAATTGACTTTAAGAATGAAATATCCTTCATTAGAACAATTTATTAAGTCTAACTTTGATTTTAGTGAAGAAAAAACAATTTCAAATATTGATAAATCTTTTGATATTATTTCATCTTGTATTGATGTAGTGTTTTCGCAAGAAGATAGTTGGGCAGCAGCAGATTGCACAGCAAAAGAATTAAAGGATTGGATTGAAACTTTAACGGCACAGCAATTCAAAGAAATCGAAACATTCTTTGAAACAATGCCGAAACTTGCACATACTATCAAAGTAACTAATCCAAATACAAAAGTAGAAAGCGAAGTTACGTTGGAGGGATTAACCAGTTTTTTCGGCTGATTATGGCTCATATGGAATTGGAGTCATATTTTAGGCTTAACTTTGCTTTGATGCAGTATCATAAATATTCTTTGACGGAAATAGAAAATCTAATTCCTTGGGAGAGAGACATTTATGTTACATTATTGCAACAACATATAGAAGAAGAAAATCTCAAACAACAACAATCAAATGGCTCTTAGTTCTGTTATTAATCCCGAAGTTATTACAGGAAAAAAGAAGTCTAATCTTTTAAGAGCGCAGAATTTTATTTCTGGTGGTTCTTCTGTAGGTGCAGGTGTACTTGGATCAGCAGCAAATAAGATTGTTAATTTTCAAAGAGCAGGAGTTCAACCATCACCAGTAGATGTTAGTAGTATTGTAAAGTCAATATCTACTGGAGTAGTTAGTAATTTTAATAATCAAGCACAAACAATTAATAATTCAGTTACAAATGTTATTAGTAAATCTATTGGTAATTTTTCAAAAGATTATCAAGACCGAATTAAAAAAGTAGATGAAGCAAAACCAACAGGCATACTTCAAAAGATTTTAGGTCTTTATAGAGATGTAATAGGATTTATTCAATTTTTTGGAAAAAGAAAATTTGTAGAAGGTTTAAGAGATAATTTAAAAGCACTTCAAAAATCATTTACCGACAGTTTTGAAGTTGCAAAACTTATTCGTCAAGTAATTATTAAAATTGTAAAACAATTATCAAATCTTCCAAAAGCAAGTCCATCTGGTGGCGGGGGCATCAATCTTGATGTTGATGTTCCTGGTGGTGGATTGAAAAAAACAGCGCCAAGAGGACTTAACAGAAGAATGAGAGGAGGCAAAATGCTTGCTCTTGGCGCTGGTGCTCTTGGATTGGGTGCTGCTGGTGCTGCTGCAACAAACGCTCTTTCGGGAAGTGATGCAGTTCAACCTGGAAGTCCTGCTCCAGAAATACCTGGAAATTTACTTGATGGATTGACTGCTGTTATTGATAGATTTTCAAAAGCAATTGATAGTTTAGTTAAAGGTAGTTCTGGTAAGAAAACGTCTGGGTCTTCTGGGGGTGGTGGCAGAAGTGGTGGAAATATAGAAAAACCAAAGGCAACTCCTGGTGGTGCTCCTGGTGCTCCTGATAGTAATATCCAAGCTTCTCCTGGTGGAACAAAAACAGCAGAAGAAATGGCATTAGTGCAAACTGTAATGCAACAAGAGGGAGCTGATTACACTACTGTATACGGAGGGAAAAAAGTTCCAAAATTGACTGAAATGACATTGGGGGAAGTGTATGATGCATCAAAATTGGGAGGTAGTGATCGTATTCCTAATAGATTGGGTGGTGGAGTTATTCCTTATGCAAAGGACAAATATAATTCTAGTGCAACCGGTGCTCCACAACTAATGCCAGATACACTCAAAGGATTACTTGACTCTAGAAAATTCAATAGAGATCAAAAATTTAGTCCAGAAGTTCAAAATGAAATAATTCTTACACTTGCAAGAGGAAGAGGGATTGACCCAACAAAACCTTTAAGTAAAAAAGATATTGATCTTCTTGGTCAAGAATGGGCGAGTTTTACTCAATTTCATGGTCAATCAAAAAATACAGCTGGATCTACACTTCAGGTGTATCAAAAAAATCTAGAAAAAATTAAAAAGGAAGGATTCGTAGCACAACCAGCAGTACAGGCATCATCAGCACAAGCACAAGCACAAGCAGCACCATCAGCACAAGCACAAGTAGCACAAAGAGTATCAACTGTCTCTCAACCAGCACAACAAAAACCTCAAGTAAACTATCTTCCTATTGATATGAGTGGTGGTGGTGAGCAACAGGCACAACAATCACCAGGCGGTGGGGGTATTTCTGCTCCATCTCCAACACCACAATCTGGTCCTAGTGTTCCATTTCTGTCTGCTACAAATACTGATAATTTTTTAGTTCTTTATTCAAGAATGGTTTATAATATTGTGGACGGATAATGGCTAAATTACTTTCTTCGCCACTTGTTTCTGCTTCTAATAATATTGTTCTTTTTGCAAAAGGAACAAAAACTTTACCTAAGGTACAAAAAGAATTAGTCCAGTTTAATCAATTTTTGCAATTCAAAACTGTCGAACTTGAAAAACTTAAACTTCCAGAAAAGAAAAAAATAAAAGAACTTGCAAATTTAAATATTGCATCATCATTTGGAGCACCTGGTGGATTATTAAGATCACTTGCAAGTGGAGCACTTGATGTTGCTGGTTTCTTGGGAAATATGTTTCCATCAAAAGGAAAAACAGGAAAACCAGGAAGATTACCAAAAAAAATAAAAGTACCAAAACCAGTAGTGAGAGGTTCAAAATTAAAACTTGGTGGAATAAGAGCAGTAGGAGTTGTAAATGCTTTATTCGCTGGACTTGATTTTGCGACTGGATTGCAAGAAGGGGAAAGTGTAGGAAAAGCAGCAGCAGGTGCTGGCGGTTCTCTTGCTGGAAGTTTACTTGGTGGTGTAATAGGTCAGACACTTATTCCAATACCTGGAGTTGGATTTGTACTTGGAAGTATGGCTGGTGGATTTTTAGGTGGTTATGCTGCTGATAGAGTATATGAAGGCGGAAGTTCTATAAAGAAAAAATTAGACGAAAGACTAAAAAAACAAGAAGCAAAACAAAAAGGAGCAGCATCTGGTAGTAGTAATTTTGGTGATATGGTAAGCAAATTTAGTTCTGCTGTAAGTAAGTTTGAACAAGGTGTTGCTTCTGGTTTATTTGGAGGAACAATTAGAGATAATTATAATGGAACTCAAGATGGTAAATCTGATAATATACCGATGGAGAAGGATACTCCAGAATTGGTAAATAATAACCAACAAACTGGAGAAACTGGGGATTATTCAGTATCTGGTGGATCTACTCCAAGTTCTAAAAGAGGATCTCCATATGGTTCTAGAAACGGTAAAACACACTATGGAATAGATTATCCGGTAAATGTAGGAACTAAGATTAGTGTAATTCAACCCGGAACAGTAGGATTTTCTGGAGTAGATAGTGGAGGAAATCTTTCGGTTTATGTTGATCATACTGACGGTTCTCATACAAGATATTTGCACTTAAGTAAAACTAATGTTTCTCAAGGACAAAAAATAGAACCAGGAACTTTAATTGGCGAAACTGGTGGAGAAAAAGGCGCATATGGTTCTGGGAATTCGACGGGACCCCATTTGCATTATGAGTATGCAGCAAAGGGGGGTGGATCAATAGATCCGGCAAGGGGGAATAATGACGACAAATATTTCAGATTTGGTGGAAATGTTACAGTAAAACCAAAAGTAAATGCTCAATCTGGGATGATGGGAC